GTTGATGCGCGTTTATAGATATATACAGAGGTCCTTCGGGACCTCTTTTCTTTTGAATGGAGTGATCCATCATGGCAGGCAAAAAAAACGAAGCTGTTGCAATGGCTCAAAAGCTATATATGATGGCGGATTCAGAGGGAAAGCATGCCAATAGTCTGCAAGTTATTGCAAAACTTTTGCAAGAAAATCTTGAATATTGCGTGGATGTATCCACCATCTCAAGATGGGCGAGCCAGAATGGTTGGAAAACTCTCTTCGAACAGGGCCGGAAACTCGGAGTAGCAAAACAAGTGGAAGCCGAAATGATCAGAGGCCTCGAGGTAGATGAAGCATATGAAGAAGCCGTGGGGGACGCTACTGCCAAGATCTTCAAGAACGAGTTTCAGATCTATGAAACCTCGTCTGATTTGCTGCGGATGGCATTGAAGAAAATGAAAGAAACAGTCGAAGCTGATCCTGAACAAATAATAAAGCTTGTAGATATAAGAGGCATGAGCAACGTTAAGCAAGAAGCCTTGAAGGCTCTGAACGAAATGTTGGGCATAGACAAGGGGGATTCGGAAGATGACAGGGAGATCGACGAACTATACAAAGAATTCCTCGAGAAAGATCAGCAAAACAAGTCTGGTCAGGGCTCAAGTTAGAGCGGAGCCCTTCAGGATCAATAGAATCCTGTACCCGAAATATGAATTCAAGCAGTTTCACAGAGAGTGGTTTGATCTACAGAACAACAAGAAAACGCTAATCCTGGCTCCCAGAGGCCACGCAAAATCAACGGTATGCGATATCGCTTACGTGATTGAGAAAGTAACCGAAGATCCGAACATACGAATCCTCATAGTCTCGAACACCGATTCTCAAGCCCAGCTTTTCCTGAATGAAATAAAGATGCACTTCGAGAAAAACGAGCGTTTTCGAAAGATCTATGGAAACTGGGTCGGAAAAAAGAAATGGACCCAGAACGAGATCGTGGTGAATAGAGTTGAAAAGATCCAGAAAGAGGCTACAGTAACCGCCCTGGGAGTCGGAGGCGCTTTGACCGGCCGGCATTTCGATATAATCCTCGCAGACGATATCCTGGACTTTGAGAATACCAGGACCGAAATTCAGAGAAACAAGGTCGCTATGTGGGTGGGAATGACGCTCCTACCTCTCCTTGAACCCGGGGGAGAAATCCACTGGCTTGGAACTAGATACCACAACCAGGATCACTATCAGAAATTGCTAGACTCGGGAATAACGACCAATATGGGAACTCAAAGAGCCCTACTTCCGGGTGAAAAACCTCTCTGGCCGGAGAAATTCTCGAGAGAGACGCTCAAGTCTATCGAGAAAGATCTCGGACCTTCCATATTCAATGCCCAGTATCAGAACGACGCCTCTCTGATGGAAGGAAAGATATTCAAACGCGAGTGGTTCAAATACATAGAGCAAGTCCCTTCGGGGCTTTCAATGTACCAGACAACTGATCTGGCGATCTCCAAAAAGGACGATGCAGATTTTTTTGCAGTGCTGACTTTTGGAGTTGACAAAGACAAGAACGTTTTTGTAATGGATCTCGAAAGAGGAAGATATAGCTTTCATGAGCAGCTAATTGCAATAGAGAGAAACTGTATCAGGTGGAATCCGGTAAGAGTTTCGGTAGAGAAGGTGGCCTTTCAAGAAGCTCTTTCTCAAGAGCTGATGAGAACTACCGCAGTTCCTGTAAGGGAGCTCACGAGAGTTACAGATAAAACTATGAGAGCTTATATGATCCAGGGACACTTCGAGAACGGGAAGATCTTCTTTCTCAAAACTTTGCCCGAGCTTACTGTTATCGAATCGGAACTCCTTAGCTTCCCGGAAGGAGAACACGACGATATAGTTGACTGCATAAGCGATATAAGGGAATTCATATATGGAACCACTATCGAGACAGCCCGAATCGATATATGAGGTGAGCGATGAAAAACTTCAAAGAATTAATGGACATATACAACGGCAATTACACGGAGACTTATTGTAAGGAACACTCTCTTTTCGTCTCATATGACTCCGAGGGGAAAGCCGAGCATATCACAAGGCAACTAATAGATCTCCACGAAGATGTAATTAGCACCGACCTCAACTTTATTCTGGGCGAATTCCAGACTATAAATACAGACAGTGAAAATGCAGTCGAGAGATTGCAGGAGATCCTGGACGATAACGATTGGGATACTTTGAAACGGACTTTCATAACCCAGGGGTTGATACTGGGAACTTCGGCACTTAAAGTCGGGAAAGATGAAAAGGGGAATGTGAGAATCGGGTTGGTCTCACTCATGGCAGACAAATTGGATCCGAAAATAATTAACGGAGAGGTAGTGCAGTGGGAATTGAGCTCTGGAGGTATAAAGGAGATCTTCTCGAGTGAGTTCTACGAAAGAGACGGCCAAAGGACCCCGAATAAGTATGGAGTTCCATGGATCTTTGTGGTAGCCAACAGGCCGAATATTGAAGGCGAATGGCAGGGAGATTCAGAGTGGGAAGCAATGCTACCCCTAATTAACGAGATCAATTCTATACAGAGCCGTATTGCAAGGATCGAGGACATCTACGCAAAGCCGAAGATTTTAGTTACAGGAAGCGACAAAGCTTCGTTCAGCAAGGACGACAATGTCTGGTTTATCCGTGATCCCCAAGGTTCTATAGGGATACTGGAGTATCACGGAGATATCATGAACACTATGCAAATGAGATCCGATCGGCTGATAGACACACTGAAAAACAAGTGCCCGGAATTGATTCTAAACGATCTAGGGCAAGTCTCGGGCTACTCCTTAAGGCTGAAGCTCCAGAGACTCGAGAAGAAGATCAATCAGCTTAAGGATCGTTACTTCAGGGCGATAGAGCAGATGTTCTCTCTGGTATATGCTATGGATTCCGAATCTTCCGAACAGATCGAATTTTCTTTTGTATCGGAGATGGCTATTCCTTCCGACACTCAAACACTCCTTACCGAACTTATGACCCTGAATTCTCTGGGTATCGTCTCAAGGCAAACGATGGCCGAGGAGCTGGGATACAACTATGAAGATGAACAAAAGAAAGTAGAGAAGGAGGAGCGGTATTATGAACCTAGATCAGGTGACGAGGCAAACGCTGCATCGGGTTCTAACGCTTCAGAATAAATATATTCGTGATCTCTCCGATCTTTTGGAGTCAGGCCGGACTTTAACTCTCAAAACGGTTGAGACAAAGATCAGAAGAGCAAAAGAGCGGCTCGAACTCTACGAGAAGGAATTGAGAAACATTATCAAAGGAGCTACCGACAGAGTCTGGAGCAATACACTAATGGACACCTTCAACGAATTGGGAATTAGACCGAACCTGGATGCCGTTTCCGGGAAGAATCTCTCGATTCTCGAGACCGTTGGACTTAAGTTCATGGACAACTATGAAGAGTCAATGATACAGCAGATAAAGACTCAGCTTTATATCTCTCTCCTGAATGGTGAGAGTGCGACCGATGCCTATAACAGAATTAGGCCTGTCGGGAACAGCGATGCTAGACCGAAGGTCATGATTCGAGATCAATTGAGCCGTGTGTACCAGCAATCAATCATAGAAGCCTACGGAGCTACGGGCCACCCTCAAGATTTCGACTACTACTGGACAGGCCCGGACGACGAGAGGACTACCGAAATATGCGAGGAAAGAAAGGCCGGGAATCCTTACACATGGGAGCAAGTGGCCTCGATGGATTCTCACCCTCATATCCAGTGCCGGCACAGATGGAGGGCGGCGCTAAGAAACAAAGTGGAGAGCTAGTGATATTGGTAACATACAATGTTGTTTCTTGAGAGAGCAGATCCCTGGCTCACCAGGTTCTAAAAACTAAATTAGCAATAGACATGAGCGGTCGTGGTGGCCGCTTTACTTCTAAGGAGGGAATTATGGAAAATAACATACCGTGGTTCGGCTACGATTTCTCAGGAGACCATACCCTGACTAGCGGGGCTGAGGACGGAGGTCAGAACCCTAATCCAGAACCGGGTGGGGCTGATAGTGGGGCTGACACGATTACTATTAGCAAGGTTGAACTGGAGAAACAGAAGCAACAGGAAGCTGACAGAAGGGTAACCGAAGCACTGAAGAAGAAAGAATCGGAATTTGCCAAGAAGCTGGAAGATCTCGAAAAGAAGTTCGAGAAGCAGAAGATGGGCGAGGAAGAAAGGAAGAAAACCGAAGAAGCCGAGAGGATCAAGGCTCTTGAGGAACGAGAGAAGGAAGTGAAGAAGAAAGAGCTCGACCTCGAAACCACGAAGCTGATTGCGGAGAAGAGGCTTCCGACTGAGCTTCTAGGGACTATCGAAGAGATCACCGACCTTGACAAAAGAAAGACGCTACTCGAGAACTTCGAAACACTTCTTAAGACGGAAGTTGACAAACGAATCAAAGAGATGGAGAAAGGGACGTTCACTTCTGGCTCAAACGGTATGCTCGATGTCTCAAAGTACGTTCCGAAGAAGAGTAAGAGCGTGTTTGATGCAGTCAGAGAGAATCTGAAGTAAGAGGAGGATAGCATGACTAAAGAATTTAGCGGCGTTCCGGCGTTTGTTAAGTCAGTTCACTACATGCTCGGTGGTCCGATCACGCTTGACCCGGATGCAGACTGGTTTGATGAATCAGGGGACGCTATAAAGTATGCAAAAAAAGGAACGATACTTGGAAAGGTTACTTCCACAGGTCTTGCAGTGCCTTACGATAATACCGCAATTGACGGAAGGCAGACAGCGATAGGTATTCTCTGGGAGGATATCAGCTTCGGTCAGGAGGGTGGAGAAAAAGCCGGGGCAGTGTTCATGATCCATGGAAGAGTTGATAGCAACAAGCTCATTGGATATGATGCCAATGCCGCTGCTGATCTATACGGGATCTCCTTCGAGGCTGATGATACTGGAGCGGTAGCCTTCTGGAGTAAGCTCACTGGAACTATCATCGACGAGGACACTGAAGATCCTATCGTTGGCGCAGTCGTGGTAATCACTCTTCCTGACGGTTCTACGGTTGGAAGGGTTACTGACGACGAGGGGGCTTTCGAGTTCGAGAAACTTCCTTATGGCACTCTGGCCTATTCGGTTTCCCACACTGAGTACATAACTGTTACCGGAACGGTCGAAATAGGGTATAGCACAACCAAAACTCTCGCCGTTAAAGCTACTAAGGGAGTAGGAGCGATAGCTGGAACTCTCGTTGACGAGTTTACCGATGCCGCTATTGTTGGAGCTGTCGTGAAGCTTATGCAGGGTGAAACCGAAATTGCCGACACCACGACCGACGCAAGCGGAGAATTCGCTTTCGCTAATGTTGACTTCGGGAACTACGAGATCGTCATAACCGCTACCGGGTATGAGGATATCGAAACTCCTGTGTCAATTCTGGCCGAGACGGTTGAAGTTGATCTCGTTGGCGAGAGGTTGGTATCTACCGTGAGCGGTACGATAACCAAATTGGCTGGTGGCGATCTTCTGGCCGGAGCGTTGGTATCTATTATCCAGCCTGACGGCTCGATAGTGAGCGGCGTGAGTGGTGCTGATGGTACCTATGAGATCGAGGGAGTGAAGTACGGAGAATTGACGTACTGGATCAACCTCGCTACGTATGATCATGAGACCGGCACTATAACCGTTAATGGCGAGACAGAGACGCTTGACAAAGCTCTCACCGCTTCAGCGTAAGGGAGGGATAGAGAATGAGTATAGCACTCAAAGACTTTTTCGACGGTAAGGCCCTCATTCCTTATCTCGCACAGAGACCAACCGATGCGTATATAGGGGAGAGTGTATTTCCTTACTTTCCGACTGACGAACTGTCTTACGAGCATATAGTCGGAACGTACAAAAGGCCGATCATGGCTTCCTTCGTGGCATTTGGAGACGAAGGTGTTATCAGAGGGAGAGACGGGGTCAGCAAGTTCATAGAAAAGCTGAGACCCATAAAGCAGTTTATGACTTTGGACGGCGAACTGTTCATAAGATACAGGACTGCCCAGAACGTCGATCCTCTGGTAAGGGCTCTGTTCGATGATGTTGGCATGGTCTATGATGGAGTAAGGGCTAGACTGGAAGCCATGAGGATTCAGATCCTCACGACCGGAAAGTTGAAGGTGGACGAGAACAAAATCAAGTTCACCGTCGATTACGGCGTTCCGGCTGCAAACAAGAAAACGCCCACAACGCTGTGGTCCGATACTACCAACGCAGATCCTATCGCCAATATGATCGACTGGAAGATGGCCCTTGATTTTGTTCCGGTGGGAGGTATTGTCTCTCAAACTACTGCCAAGTACCTTCTGACCAACAAGAACGTCAAGACAATGATAAACGGGTCAGACAAGGCCCTCACTCCGATATCCATGTCCACACTGAACAGCTTCCTTGTCCAGAATGACTTGCCGCCTCTAGTGGTGAATATCGACAAATACAGAGATGACACCCTGACTGAAAGAAAGTTCTGGCCTGAGAATATCATGACTTGGGTCGGATCGGATATCGGCAACACTCTGATGGGTCCGACCGAGGAAAGTGTTCTCGGTAAGGGTATCGTAAGGGCAGAGAATGGAATCTATGTTCAGGTCCATGAACAGGAGAAACCACCTGCGATAGTCTCCACGGGTACGACCACTTCTTTGGTTGCATTCCCTGGGGCTAGCAATGTTCTTATAGTTACTACTCATTGAGGGGCTTAATGCCCCTCTTTTTGAGGTGTGTTATGGACGCTGTACAGAAGTTAAGACTATGGATAAATGATACCGACACCGGCAGCGAGATTTTCACAGACAAGCAACTAGCCGAAATACTAAGCTGGCATGACGACGAGGATTCAGAAGAGGCCATGCTTGATTTGGCGAGAGCCGATTGTTTGGAGATGATCTCAACAGATATAAGGCGATGGAATTCATATACAATCGGGGGTCAATCCGAGACTTTGACTTCTAGCAAAAGCGAATTGCTTGCAAATGCCAGAAGGATCCGGGCAAGGTGGGGATTCAAAGGCGGGCGATTGTAATGTGGAAATACAAACCGCTAACCCTTGTGTTCGAGGGAGAAAAGACGACCGATTACGAGACCGGGCAGGAATCCTTCACCGGAAGAGTGGAAAGCGAGGCCGAAGGGTTCATCGTTCCGGCCGGGGCTGAAGATGTGGCCAGAGGATTTCAGGAAGGTTCTTTCGCCTGTTATTGCCGTCTCCCGTGGAAGCCGACAATAGGCACTTGTCAGATCATGTTGAACAAAGAGGCGTATCAGATCACGAAGGTGGAGCATTGGGAGGACAAGGGACTTTACGTATTGGAGTTGAAGAAATGGGCCTAAGAGATCTCGGACTCACGAAAGAAAGCATGAAGGAATTCGAGGCCGCCTTGAGGAAGAAAGGGCAGGAAGTGAAGGACGCTGCAACTAAAGGGCTTGGAAACGCCGCAATCATGTTGGAAGCAAAAGTAGCAGAGAGGGTGGCGGAAAACTCGACCGATACAGGGCAGTACCTTCAAAGCATAGGCCATGATATACGACCACTCGAATCTGAGGTGTATGCTTCTGCGGCTCACGCTCCATATGTCGAGTTCGGGACTAGAGCTCACCGTCCTCCTTTTCAACCCATTTACGATTGGGTCTGGAGAAAGCGGAAAGATTTCGATATATCTGACAGGGAAGTGTTCGGAGTAGCCGAAGCCATATGCAGAAAGATAGCGAAAGACGGAACGAAGCCAAAGCACGATTGGATAGATTCGATAGATGAAATGGAGAAGGTTTTCGTTGATATCGTGATGAGCGAGGTTCGGAAGGTGATGGAATGAATGAAGTCATGGGGCTTTTCGCCAAGTATCTGGCCGAGAAACTGGATTATCCCGTGTTTGTCGAGAGGGCGGAAGATCTCACGATAGAGGAGTATGTGATCCTGACGTGGACTTCCAGAACTCACGATGAAGCTGTGAGGGGCAACACTCACGTTTTCAAGTGCCATATAGAAGCTTACAGCAGAAAGTCAAATCCGTATTCTCACTACATCATGGCCGAGGCTATCATAAACCTCCTCCCTCATAAGATCTCTCTGGGAGATCATGTTGTTGATGTCGATAAAATCTGCAACTATATGGAACTGGACGGAGCGAAGAAAGCCGACATACTGGTAACTCTTACCGAGAGGGTATGAAAGGAGTGATTAAATGGCTGTCAAGAATAGACGGGACGGGGTCTTGACTGTAATAGACGGAACGCCGGTAACGCCCGTTGAAGTCGAAGTCGAGTTTCTTGAGTCTGACTTCACCTATAACGAGCCGGTGGCGAATGATCCCATTCCCATAAAAACAAGGAAAGGAGCTTTGAGCCACGTCAAGAGAAATGATATGCACGCTGGATTCGGAGAAGTTTCTTTTAGTCTGAAGTATGTCAATAACGACATAAAGGAAGCTCTGTGCAATCCGGCCAACACGACCGCGGTCGAAGCCGATAAGATCCCTGCAAAGTGCAAGTGCGTCAATCTTCAGTTCGAGCTTTATAACGAAGCTGGAGCTGTTGAGGAAACTCATGTACTTCATAACTGCTACTTCAAGAGGGGTCAGGTTGTGTATCAGGACGGAGACGAATATTCTACCCAGAAGGCCACAGGTATCATCTTCGGTAAGTATGATGCTGCCGCCGACAGTAAGAGAACATTCGTAACGGTAACATAAGGAGGGGCATGAGATGGCCGTAAAAAACAGACGAGACGGAGTTCTCACGATAAAGGATGGAGGGACGGCTTCTACTGAAGTTACTTTCATGGAGAGCGACTTCACCTATAACGAACCTGTCGAAGGCGATCCTATCCCTATAATTGACAGGAAAGGATTTCTGGATCACCTGAAGGCTGGAGATCCTTTCGATGCGTGGGGTCAGGTGTCCTTCTCATTGAAGTATCTCTCGAAGGCTATTAGGAACGCTCTGATAGCTCCGACAGTTACCACAGCCGTTAGCAACGACCAGATACCCAACGTGTTTAAGTGTGTCAATCTTGAGTTCGTGTTCTATGACGAAGCCGGAGACCCTGAAGAGAAGCACACGCTGTACAATGTCTGGTTCAATCCTGGCAATGTGAAGTACGCTGATGGAGACGAGTATTCCACGCTATCGGCTCAGGGTACGATCTTTGGAAAGTATGACGATACCGCTGAGGACGACAGAAGATTCGTGAAGGTGGATGCCTTATGATAAAAGTCAAGAAGGTTGTCATTAAGGACATCAACGGAAACACTGTCGCTGAGTTCGAGAAGATCTTGAAGCAGGACGTAACCGAGCAGGATATGTTCCTGATCTCCAACGGAAGGATAGAGAAGGTTACGGAGCTTGAGATCGTGGCCACGGCGGAGAATATCATAATCGCTACCCCTGAAGTGAAATCAGCACTTGGAATAGAGGAAGAGGAGGCTTGAAGCCTCCTCTTTTCTTTGGAGGTTGCCATGAGAGCGTTTACGAAAAAAGAGTCGGTACTGAGTTTTATTCCCGAAGTAGAAAAGGATTCTCCCGTTGTCGGGATTGAGAATATACA